TGATCGCGTAATAAGTTGTCCCTGCCACCAACGGGCTGGGCACGGTGGCGGTACTGCTCACCTTGACGCCATCCCCTGTGTCGATAGGTATCGGCTGGGAGAAAGTCAACGCTTCGGTTGTGGTGCTGACCGTAAAAATGTCAGAGAAACTTGGAGCGGTGATCCTCACATCGCAGGCGTTCGCGGCTGCCGAAATGCTCGTGTCATCGATCGCGCTGCTGGCGATGCCTCGCCCGTAGATCGTGTTGCTCAGGTAGTCCCGCAGGACGAGTGCTGGATTATTGGAATACCGGGTCTGTCCGTCTCGCGGGTCGAACAAAGTTCTGCCACGCACGTCGGCTGTGATTGTGGGCAGGCCGGAGAATGCGTTGCGGTCGTATTTGAGCTTGACGTACAGGTAGGCGCAGTTGGAAAGTTTGCAGGCGCTGGTCCACTTGGGTACATCGGCGGTTAGTGCTGCATCGGCTGCTTCACCGGGTGTACCTAGATGCTTGGTGACAGTGAGCAACCCGGTGAACTTGGCGTCCGTAGAAAGCACATCGTCCAGATAAACGTTATCGATCGCGGTCACTGGGCCTTCTGAGAGCACCAGCACCAGATGCAGGTATTCGTTGCTGCTGCCTGAGACCTCAATGAACACCCGTGTGCCACCCACCCGGCGGCGACCGTAAATCACTGGAATGGGGTCGACATTGCTCTGAGAGTTGATCAGGATGCCTTGCGCCTGGGCCGAAGACAGCGCTGACTGCGCGCTTGATGGCGAGTTCGAGCCGATCAGTGACTGCACCGCCAAGTTGGCAACACCACCGGCGACCAAACCGGTCGCACCGCCGATGAAACTGGCAGTGGCAAGCGATGCGCCAAGAACGTCAGCCGCTACAGCCGTGATGCCCGACTCAATGACCATGCCAAGTACGGCATCGGCCACCACGATACCCACGGCCTCGGACACCACCGATCCAACGATGGCTCCAATGACGATGCCTGCCATTACGCGTCTTCCCTGTCCTGAACTACCTTGGCGTACATGCGCTCGACGTCCTGGTAGCCCAGGTGTCCGAGCAGGCGACCGAAGTCTTTGGTCTGTTTAACGTGGTAATAAATCTTTTGCACGCCCTGGGCTTTGAGGCCCAGCTCGGCAAAGCGCAGCAGCTTCAGAACGACACGCCCAGCACGTACCTCGGGTACGGCATAAACAGCGCTGTTGGCGGCGACCAGCGCATCCTGGTAATGGATGTGGGTCTGCACGATGAATGCGGCGTAGCCCACGATCACGCCATCACGTTTGGCGATGAAGGTGGCGAGTTTCCCGGCGGCATCGAGTTCGCCGTACCGAGCCCAGTCGATGTTCAGGCGTTCGAGATCCTTTTGGCCGACTTCTTCGTACTCACGTTCGGCCAGGGCTTGCAGTTCTTGGGTCGCCGTCGCAATCGGAATACGCGCATATGTGTAGAAAGATCGTCCGCTCTTCACAGGGATCCCCACTTGATTTCCCGGTTGATGTTGGTCACGAACTGAAAGCCCCGGTCACCCGGAAACCAGATCTGCTCTTCCGGGTCATTGGTGTGCCTGCCCGGCGTGCGTTGGAAATCCACCCATTGCGAGCTGGCAGTGACTGCGATCGTGCAGGTGCCGTTGTTGGGGTCGTCGGAGATTTCCATGCTGTCAATCCGACCATCGAACACCAGCAATGGGTTGCTGATGATGGCCAGGCGGTAATCCAGAAAAGCCTTGTAGATGGCGATGCGCCTGTCGATATAGGGCTTGGACAGCGCAATCGAAATCCAGGTCTGATCCACTGCCGAGACTTGCACCGTGACGTTGGGGATGCTCATGTCACTGGTCTCTGAAAGACCGGAGAACCCGAGAAAGTGACCGTTGGCCGTGTAGGTGTTGGTGCTCCACAGCACGTTGATCCAAGCGTCCGTCATGCGGATCGTGCCGTCGTCAAACCAGGCCTCAACCAAATAGACAGGCTGGTTGCTGGATTTGAGGATCTCGGCGATGAACTCTGAACTTGCTCCACGATCCATAAAAAATTGACCTTAAAAGGCCTCCACCAACTGCAAGCTGAAGTTGTAAATCGACCCCGGAGCCACGGCAGACTCCATCGTGTCCGTACCCAAAGCCAGCGTGAACGGCACGTTGCGCACGGCAATCACTGCGCCGTCGGCAGGCACTGCCATCAAAGCGGGCTCAATCGCCACGGTAGCCAGGCCAAAGGCATCGGCATTCACATCAGCGGTGACCATGTAAACCTTTGTCTGGCCAGTAACGCCAATGAAGTCACCCGCCTTGAGGGCACTGGTGAGACCTGCCGTCCAGCCGCGCGTGGAGATGCTTCTGCCTTGCTGGTTCGCTCCGTTGATCTGCGGTGTGCCGGTAGCCGCCCCTCGAGGCAGTTTGTGCGCAGGCAGCACAGCGGTGAAGCTGTCCCACTGGCCGCGCTGGGCTACAACAAAGGCCTGAATCGGCGCGAATTGAGCACGGGTCAAGCCCACCCAGTCGGCAGTAATCACCCAGCGCTGAGCGCCATTGGTGCGCACACTGCGGCGCAGGTTGTGTGAGATCGAGACGCGCGTGGGCTGGTAGGACTGAATCTTGATGGCGCTGGGCGCGGGGGTCAGAGGAAATGTTCCGCTCATGACTTATCCCGTGATTCCGTAGCGCCCGCGCATGTTGAGCGCCTGGTTCACGATGCCCACTACCACGGCCTTGTTTTGCACCATGGCGGACTGGAAACTGCGTGCATCCATGGCACGCACCGAGAAATTGATGTTGATTGGCGCTTGGGCTGTGGCCGTACTGCTGTCGCTGCTGCCGGGCGATGATGTTGTGCCAGCCGACTTCCCGTTGGGGACGATCGTTCCCGCGCCGTTGGGCACGAACCACTCGGGGCCTTGCTCGCCCACGATGTAGGGCTGGCCACCTGCGACCGGACCGCCATCGGCCTTGAACAGGCCCGACAGGAAGTTTCCCGCGCTACTGAACATCCCAGAGAGCGACATGCCGCTGGTCGCTTGCGCCAGTGGTTTCATGATGCTGTTTTGAATCTGGATTCGAATCAGATCCGCGATGATGGAATTGGCCAGGCTCTTGAAGTCGAGCTTGCCGGTCTGCACAAAGCTCACCAGCGCGTCCTCCATGCCCTTGAACGCATTGGTAAAGAGCCGCTCGGACTGGGATGCAGCGTTGGAGACGGTGTCGATGTAGTTGTTCAGCGCCTTGGTAACGCCCATCTCCCAAGAGCGCTCAGCATCCCAGCGGGCTTCAATCGCTTTGATCATGACCGCCGTGGATTTGACGGCCTCATCGCGCAGGCGCTGCTGGGTATCTGCAGTCAGTTTGGTGCCGCTTTGCTCGGCATCCCAGATCTGCTGCTCAACGGCGAGGAAGTTCTTGCGCTTGACGTTGGCAATCTCCTGCGCCTGGGCTTTTAAGCCAATCAGCTTTGTTTGGAAGATGTACTGATCGTTGGCCTGCTCCAAGCTGTAGGTGAAGGCATTGATGCGCTTGGTCTCATCAAACTTTTGCTGGGCATCGAAACGATCATTCACCGCCTGCACCAAAGTGGCGGTCGACTTGATCGCCTCAGAACGAAGACGTTGCTGAGCCTCAACGGACAATTTGGTACCGCTCTTTTCTGCATCCCAGATTTGCTGTTCAACAGCCAAGAGGTTTTTGCGGCCCTCGGTGGCCAGTGCCTGATCGCGGGCATTTTGGCCAATCAGCGTGTTCTGAAATTGGTACTGTTCATTGGCCTGCTCCAGGCTGCGGGTGAATGCATTGATCTGCTTGGACTCATCGAACTTCTGCTGAGCATCGAATCGATCATTCACCGCCTGCACCAGAGTGGCTGTGGACTTGGTAGCCTCGGCGCGCAATCTTTGCTGCGCCTCTGAAGACAACTTAGAGCCGTTTTTCTCTGCATCCCAGATTTGCTGCTCAACGGCCAGGAAATTCTTGCGACCCTCCGTGGCCAGAGCCTGATCGCGGGCGTTCAGTCCAATCAGGGTGTTTTGGAATTCGTACTGCTGGTTGGCCACATCCAGACTGTGGGCGAAGGCATCAATGCGTTTGCCCTCGTCGATTGACTGGATACTCGACACCGTGGCCGTCACCTTGGCCATGTCACCCAGGCGGCCTTCTTTGACCGCCAGCAGGCGGCCTTTTTCGATCATGGCCTCGTACTTGCCCAACTTGTCTTTGATGGCCTCGACGTTGAGGGAGGCCAGGTAGGAGTCAAAAGGGCTGGTTTTGTCGGGACGCTGGTCTGGAATGGCAAACGAGCGCTTGGCTGACTCGACGGGTTTTTTCAGACCTGCATCCCGCTGGGCAAACTGCTCATCGAGTTTTGTGAGAAACAGCGGCGCGGTCCAAATCTTGACCATGTCCTGGTTGAAGGACTCGGCGTGGCTCTTGAGGTCTGAGGTCAGCGTTGCAAAGCGGCGCTTGACCGGATCGAGTGACTTCTCACTGATCATCTCCGCGCCAATGCCGTCCATGAAGGCCAGCACCGAAACGATGTCCGCTCCGGTGGCTGCAATGGCGTTACCGGCAATGCGAACAATCCGAACGCAAGCGTCAAAGATGTCAATGAAGGCAGCCACTGCGCGCAAGCCTTCACGCGCCCAAGTCTCAATCACGTTGTCTTGCTTGAGTTGCTTGGCGGTGTCGTTCAGTCGCTCGGTCATGCTGCCTGAAGCCAACAAGGCATCGGTGAAGTCACGCATCACCGGCAGCAAGGCCGAAGCGATGGTGTTGTAAAGCGACTTCTTTCTGCCTTCCAGGCGCACGAGGTTCTTCTCGTACATGTCTGCTTCGGCTGCCATCTCGGACGTGACCTTGGCGTTGAGTTCGCCGATCTCAGCCAAGTCTTGCATGAACGGAAGCAGTTCTGCGCCACGTTTACCCAGCAGCATCTGGGCAGTGGCCACCGCCTGGGTGCTGCTGTCCATGGAGTCAAGCTTTTTGGCCAGATCCAGCATGACTTCACCCGAGTCGCGCAATTTGCCAGAAGAATCGGTGACCTCAACGCCCAGCGATTTGAACAAGTCAGACTGCTTTTGGCTGCCGCCTGCCGCCTCGAACATGGCTTTGGAGAGCTTTTGCAGCCCGCCACCGACCTCTTCCAAACTGGTACCCGAGAGTTTGGCTGCCGACTTCAAGCCTGAGAGGGCTTCAACCGTCGCGCCGGTCTTCTTAGCCATCTGGTCGAGCTCACCCGCCGAAGCAATAGCCCCCTTAATGCCATCGGCAAAAGCATCAAAAGTGTATGCCGCCGCCATGGCCATCACTGCGCCTTTGACCGTTTTCATGGCGGTCTCCGAAACATTGCCGATGGTGTCCATGGCTTTTTTGGCCATGAACTCGGCCTTGTTCAGGTCGGATTCAAAGCGAGCGACATTGGCCTCGAGGCTGACCACGAGACTGGCGAGGGTTGCCATGGGAGATTTATTCCTTTTTGCCCAAGAGGGCTGAGATCAAACGGCTGTGCGCCTCCGCATCGGGCGGGGCATCGGCATCCTTGGTGGCGGCAGGCTCTGCAGTTCGCAGTCCCGGCATGAAGTCATCGGCCTGGTACGCGTCCTGACCTTCGTGGCGGTGGACGTTGGCCAGCGTGGCGCAGACCTGACCGAAGCCAAAGTCAGCGCGCATGTCCGGCAGGCCTTCCAGAGAGGCAAACGCCATCCACTCCGCAACCTGCCGTGAACTCAGATTTGCGAGGAGATGGTCAGGGTGTTGGAATCCAAGGGCAAGGCAGAGTCGGAAATAGAAACGGCGCTCGGGACGCCGCTGGAGTTTTTTGTGAGTTCCTCCACATCAGCGCCGGACAGACCATTGAGCTTTTGCGCAATTGCAAAGACCCGGTCCAGTGCCGCGCCAGATTTGGCACCGAGCAGATCCACCTCGTCGTCGGTGAACAGACGCTGCCCACCTTCATCAATCACAGTCAGACCGACCAGACGCGCACGCATATTGGTGAGATCAACCTTGCGGTCCTTGCCCTCGCCACGGACCATGCTGGCCTCGAAGGCATCACGCTCGCGACCGGTAAAGCTGCGAACGCGCACAGCACCTCCCCATTCGGGGACATCGACGTCCTCTGTTTGAAGGTCGTTTGCGCAAAGGATGGCGGATTTAGAAAGTAATGTCATAGGTACTCCAGAAATGAAAAAACCCGCCGAGGTTTTAGCCTGAGGCGGGTTGGTTTGCGGTCAAAGGTCAGCTTCAGGGGCTGACCCAGTTCGTCATAGATTTCGGGCTGCGTGATGCAACCTCAAAATTTCAACATCATCGCCACGCACGCGGTAAATGGCGATGTAGTTCTTGTGCAGGACCAGCTCGCGCGTGCCGGGGACGCGGCCAGCCCGGCCCATGCCAGGATGGGCCTGAAGTTTGGTCACGGCGGCCTGCAACTCCACCACAAAGCTGGTGGCGCGGGTCGGGTTGTCTTTGGCGATGAAGCCAGCGATTTCATCAACAGAGGCGAGCGCTGTCTTGGTCCACTTGATCAACATGAATCAAGCGCCGTATTTGGCGAAAACCGCTTTGACCTGCTTGTCGGTTGCGAATTCGCCTGCATCGGCCTCCTTGATGCCTTCGTGAATGTCACGAATCTGCCAAGATTCACTCTGCACGTAGTTGGTCAGCGCATCAATGGCCAAAAAGCTCTTGGTCCGGGCGGTCGCCTTGGCCAGCTCTTCGATCTGGTTGTAAAGCGCCTCGGGCAGGCGTACGTTGATGGTTCTGGCGGTCATGGCGTAACACTCCTGTGCATGTGTAATACAGTGCATTATCCACTTCACAAAGCCAAAGGTCAAGGCGGACGCCGGCGTACCAGGGCAAGAGACCTTAGGCCTAGGAAATTAGGCCCAAGTGATCGAGCCGGAAATGCGCAGTTCAGCTGAGCGCCGGATCGCCTGATCCACCGCGCCCTGGCTGTTGAATTTCTTCACGTAGGCGGTGAAGGTTGCGGTGTTGCCGTTAGGTAAAAGCAACTTGAAGTTCTTGGCCACACCAGTCACCAGCGCAGTCATCAGGGCCAACTGACCTGCGTCGCTGTTGTCCTGGTCGACCTCGATGGCAAACGCACCCGGATCAAAGAGGCCAAGAATGAATTCCTTGGCCGTCGAGTCAAAGTTGGTTCGCTCAATCTCGGAGGCTGAGCCGTCAAAACCGCTGTAGCTCTTGACGTTGGAAATCTTGGTCCACTGCACAGGGGTTGCAGTGCCGCCACTGGTGTAGGTCGTATATCCAGTCGCGTCCAGTCCAGCGAGGGTGACGATCTTGGTCGTAGGTTCGATGTACTGAACAACGAAGCTGTTGCCGTTGAGCTGCGTGGTGCCAACGACGCCAGCGATAGTAATTACATCGCCCTTGTTCAATGCGGTTACTGCTGAGAGCGTGACCCTGCAAGGGTTGGTGAGAGAGACGGCGGTGATGGTGAGAGCCGACCCGGTGGTCGTGCCGATACTGACCGTGGAGCCTTGGGCTGAGATGGCGGTGCTTGGCATAGAGTTCTCCTAAAGGTTAGTGCCAGATCGAAAAATCCAAAATCACCCGGTGCAGTAATGCCTCGGGCTCGAATTGGTCTTGCTCAAGGAGCAAAACGTGGGTGATGGCGCTGCTTTTGATGGCGGCTTTGACGGTTTCGGCCAAAGCCAGGGCAGCGGCGTAGGTGGTGTCAAAGCAGTCCACCTGCAGGCGGGTGTTTTCAACGGGTGCGCCGTCGGCCAGGGTGTTTTCTGGTGCGCTGGACACGCGGGCATAGACCACGTAGGGCTTTTGCACGTTGTTGGGTGCCACGTTCGGAAACACCCTTCCCCCGGCCACACCTGCAAGGGCCGCGAAAAGGTCTTGCTGAATCATTTTTTAAGTTCGCGTGCGGCTTGCTCGATGCGCTCAGCAAGCCGGGTCTTGATGGCCGTTAGCGCATCGTTTTTTTTCATGTCAAAAGCAGGCCGCAGAAACGGGCGCGCGGACATCTTTACGGTCCCGAACTCCACAAAGCGCCAGTACCAGGCGTCCTGCGAGAGGTTGCCTCGTCTGCCTTGCTTGCGGTACTTCTTGCCATGCCGAACCGTGACAAAGAAGGTCTGCTTGTTCTTGTTCGACAACTCAGAGATTTGTTTCAAAATCACCGAGCGCTTCAAAGTGCCAGGCGGTGGCTGGTTGGGTCCCAGATCGCCCGTGGCAACGGGAGCTTGCAACTTGGCCTCATCCCTGATCAGCTTGGCTCCGGCATAGACCGCAGCACGCAGGCCGTTCTTGGCCACGCGATCAGGCAGCTCTTTCAAAGCCTTGGCCAAAGCATCAAGCCCCTCAATCTGAACGCTCTCGTACTTAGCCATCGTCTAAACCCTCAGAGGCCAGTAGCGTGACCAGCACGTTGCGCTCTTCATCATTGAGAGCCGCGTGGATGTTAAAAATCCGCGATCGGTACAGAGCCCGGTAGCCAGCCACCTGACGCGTGTCAGCAAAGATGGCTTGGTAGCGCACAACGATTTGGTGTGAGACCTCGCTTGCCATGCGCTGCGCACTTTCCAACTCCCGGCCACTCAAGGGTTGAATCTCAGCCCAAAAGGTGCCCAGGTCAGTCCATGTACGAACAGGCCCGCCGTAACTGTCCTGCGCCGTGCTTTGCCGCTGCAAGGTGATGCGCCGGTTCAACTGACCAGAGCGGACAGGGTTCATACCGTCACAACCTTGTACGGATCGAGCAGCCCATCAATGAAGGGCAATGATTCGATGCGCCCACGCGAGAGCGCAGCCACCTCTTCGCGGTGCGCATACAGGCTGCCAAGGCGCAACTTGATCCAACTCTTGATGCCTTCTGGAACTTGCGAAGCAGTACCGTACCCGGCGTCAAAAGTGACCGACACCGCACCGATCTGCGGCAAGCAAATCGGCCAGATCTGCCCGAACACCGGGGTAATTCGCGCAGGCTCACACGCGGCATCGACCGTGTAGGTCAAAGCAGGCATAGTCTGATTCACCGACCCCATGTCCAGGTAATTGATCGACACCACCGACTGCACCGGTGCCTTGGCCAGCAAAATCGCATGACCGGGCAAAGTGAAAGTCTGCCCTGCAGGCACACCCATCAGCGACGGTCCGGGGAAGCAGTCGAGCACTTGCTTCCAGCGGGCAGTGGTGAGTTGCCTGCCGGTCAGTGTCTCGGCTGCTTGCCGGGCCGCCGTGATGAGCGAGGCGATCAGCATGTCATCCTCGTCAAAGTCCACCCGCAGATGCAACTTGGCCTCAAGCAGCGACACCGGCTCCTCTGTGGGCGGCGTGACGAGTTGGATGGGCATTTAGATGACCTGCACCACAGCCGCCTGGTTGGAAGCATCGGCAGGTGCAAAGCGCGGATTGAGGCCAAGTACCTGAGCAGAGGTCTGGCTTGCCGCAACCCCCACCGTGACTGACAGGCGAACAAAGCCAAAGCCATTCACCGTGTCGAGTTCTTCGGGCTTGACGTTGATCAAGGCCTGCTTGTTGTCGCCGGTGGCTTTGACGATCTGGGTGATCGCTTTGCCGGTGATGTCCTTGGCACTGGTGCCAGTGGAATCAACCGCTTGCTGCAACTTGGCGTCTACGGTGGCACTGGTGCCCAGCACTCCGGTCTGGACCAGAGAAAGAAACCCGTGGTGATTGGCCACAGAAATCCAGCCCGTAGTGAGTGTTCCCGCCGCTTGCGCGGCAGGGTCGATGGTGGCGAGAACGGACAGCAGTTCGCTGCCTTTTGCATTCGGAAACATATGTATTCTCCTTTGAGGTTCTGGGTTTAGCGAGCGCCAAGTTGAATAAATGGCGACATCGTGGCGCTGCCCTTGGCAGGCGTGATGGCTGTAGAAATCTTCGACTGACCATCCATACGGAAGGTCGTTCGAAACGCCGTGAGATCAGCATCGAAGTACAGGTGCATCGATGTGGCAGTCTGCATGCCGCCAGACTTGGTGATCGTTTGGTAGTACTTCAGGTCCACCAGCAAGATGTCGCCTTGTGCCGAGAACGTGTTGGCGTGCTGAGACACAAATACCGGGCGACCCAGCAGCGTGCCGTAGGGAGAAACCTGAATACCGCCAACGTTCAATCCGGTAGGCAGGTAGATCGGGTAGTTCCCCAAGGTCAAGGTGAACAATGCAGGCAGCACGTCGTTGTTGACGATCCAAACCGCATTGGCAAATGAGCCCGTTGGCAGACGCGAAATCATCTTGGCCAGGTTTTGCGGAAGCAGCGTTTGAGTCAACTGCCCAGTTTCCTTGGCCACACTGACCGTAGCGCCCGCATTGAGCGCGCCTACTGGGACGCCAGAGCCCGAGCCGAACAGGATGGATTCATTGGTTTTCCAGCGAATGGAGTGTGCAATTTTCTCGGGCAGATAGGTCGACAAGGCATTGGCGTCTTCCAACAACTCATCGGTTGTTGGCACCAGAGCCATCAGCTTTTTGAGCCGCAAAGTAGACAGTCCCAACACGGGCTTGGTGGTCACCGATGGGGCTGCTTCTCCTTGCCAGTAAGCGCGAATACCGTTGGTGCCCCAGGGCGTGGTTTCATCCTTGGGAAACGCCATGGTGTTTCCGCTGATCTCCACATTGTCAGTAAGCGGCAGCAATGAGTCCTCGCCCAAAGACAGCTGGAAAATCTCCTTGGAGAACTGTGGCGGTACAAAGAAGCCACCGTCCTGACCGGAGCCTTCACTGCCAAAGGTGGCTGGAGCGGCAGCACCACGACCACTGCCAATCAGCAGGCGATCGTCAATCGGGTTGCCTGGCTTTTGCGCATGGCAGACGTTTTGCAAGAAGTCGCCCAAGCTTTGAAAGCCATGTTTAGGGTCGAGTTCGCGGTTATCGCTCACCACGACGCTTGGGAATACCGAACCTTGACCAACACCAGAGTGGTTGCCTACATGCGCCCCCATCTGAACCTCTTCGGAAATCAAAGCCGACTCGCGGTCAATTGCCGCCGAAGCGATTTCAATTCGACTCTTAAGTGCATTGAACTTGATCACCTCCTCATCTGAGAGGTCACGGTTTTCTTGGGCGGCAATGTCAGTTAAGGCACGAGCCTCTTTGACAAGATCAGACTTGCGAGCTTGAAGCTCGCGCAATTGCTTACTCATTTGGGTTTCTCCAGACGTAAAAAAGCCACCTCTTGGGTGGCGGGATTGAAAAGATTGAAAAATACGCGAAGCTAGTCACGCATCAGGGTTGCGACCTACGGGTCGCCGTTCGGACTGGAGGCGCTCAACGGAGCAACTCCTGAGCAGTCCAAATTACAAAATCCCAAGCTCTGAGCGGGCTTGAGCCAAGCGGGAGGTTTTGGGTTTGACAGTTGGACTGGACTTAGCACTTGACGCTGCGTCTTTTTGCATCTTGCTCAAGACCTGATCAAAGCTGGCAATACCGTCCACCATGTTTTGCGCCAAAGCCGCATCAGGGCCCAAGACCCGGCCCTGGCCCATGCCATCTCGTACCTGAGTGATGGGCACACCACGCCCCTTAGCCACAGCCTTGGTGAACGATGCGTAATAGTCATCAACGCGGGATTGCATAAATCCTTGTGCTTCTTCGTCCAGCGGTGCATATGGATTGCCCTCGACCTTGAACTTGCCCGCCGATATGAGCGTGGTCTTAACGCCTGCCTCGTCCATGGCTTTGCTGTAATCCTGGTGCGCCTGCCACACGCCAATTGAGCCGACTTCTCCACCGGAGGTGACGTAGAACTCACTGGCCTGGGAGCCGACCCAGTAAGCAGCCGAAGCTGCCAGACTGTTCGCAATCGCCACCACGGGCTTTTGTGCACGGGCACTCAAAATCGCATCGCTCAATTCAGAAACGCCATAGACACTGCCGCCAGGGCTATCAATGTCCAGCAAGATCTGAATGACCGCGTCATCGGCAACGGCTTGTCTGAGCATTTGCGTGACGATCTGGGTGCTGACCATGCCAGGGCCGGAGACGTCATCCACCATATTTCCACGCTGTGTGATGACGCCATAAATAGGGATGACGGCAATGCCGCCACCTGAAATGGCGGCCGAGGTCTGTCTGCGAGTGTCACGCAGTACACGGTCTGTTTGGACCTGAAACATGGCAGCGTCGCTGGCAGGCGCGCCTTGTGTCCATCGGGAAATGACGGTGGCCAGAGCACTCAAACGCTCAGGCATCAAGGCCCAAGGCGTTGCCAAAAATTCAGCCACTAAAAGTTGGTTTTTCATAAATTCTGTCCGAGAGAGATAAGTGATTCGGTAAGCTTTTTTTGATCTAGCGGCTCGTCTATCTGGCTTGCCCAAAGCTGAACCCGGTCTAGCGGTACGGCCAAGGCTTGGGAGATCAACAAGATGTCTTTTTCAGCCAAACGAACTGACCGGCCAATTCGTCGAGCGAGCCGCTCAGAGGTCGTTTGAACAAGGGCGTTAAATCGACCGTTGAGTCGGGCGACACTCTCATCCTTCTCAGGCTCTATCGCTTTTTGCTCCGGTGGCTCTGCCGCTTCTGCTTGTGTATCGATTTCCAAATCCTCTGCCACGTCCTCCTCGACCATATTGAGTGGTCGTAGTGGCTGATCAAGTCCGTCAATGGGATTGAGATTTTCTGCAATGCGTGCTTCGTTGCGGGTAAGCCAGCCGTTCTGAATTCCGCTTTGGTAGTAGCTTGAGCGGCTGGACGCATCGCCGCGCATCAGATTGGCGAAATCAAACTCAATCTCTATATCGTCACTCTCAAGAAGTAACTCAGATTGAATGCTGGCCTCCCAGCGCTCAGCCCAGGGCGTCATGGTGTGCATGACGAACTCCAGACTCTGCTGCTCGATGTTGGAGAAGGTCGCTCTATCAAGATCAGCAATCATGTGCGGTGGCACACGAAAGAGTCTGGCCACGTCGGTGATCTGAAACTTGCGCAGTTCCAGAAACTGGGCGTCTTTGTTTGTGACGCCCACTTCGTGAAACTTCATGCCGTTTTCTAACACCAGGACCTTGCCCCGGTTGGAGCCGGACTGCGCCTGCTGATAAGACTCACGAAACACCTTCTTGGCCTCGGAGTCCTTGAACGAGCCAGGGAATTCAATCCACCCTCCTGTGGGCTTGGCGTCATTGGCAAAGAAACGTGCGCCATAGCCTTGGGCTGCTAGTGCAGTACCCAGATTCTCCCGGGCAAGCTCAATCGGGCTCATACCCATCAAGCCGTCCGAGGACAGGCCACGCAAATGCCAGACCTCACCTCTTGGCAAGGTCACCTCAGTGCCAGAGCGGTCGCTAATTCGGTAGCGGTATTCACCTGATGGCAACAACTCAATCTTGACCCGGTCCGGGTGGATCGGCATGAGTTCGATGATCTCGCCACGCGGGTTGGTGATGATCTGGTTGAAGGCGTTACCGCGCAAAGCCAGGTGTCCTTGCAGCATCTCGCGCCACTCAAAAGGATTTTGAAACCGGTTCGGCCGCTTGGCCATCAAGCGGTAAAGCCAGTGGTCCGTGACCCTGTCCTTGCCGCCGTCAGGGCGGCGCTGGTAAACCACCAACGGCAGTGATGCAATTGTTTCGGCCAGGATCCGCACGCATGCATACACAGCAGCTAGGCGCAGCGCGCTATCGGGCGAGACACGCATGCCACTGCTGGTACGCGCAGATATCGACTCAAATGAAAAGTCACCCCATGGCGAACGATCTCCACCTGAGGCGTTGGAGCTACCAGATCCGCGAAAGCGATCAAAAAAGGTAAACAGTCCCATCAGTTCAGAGCAACATCAACTCGTAGTCGGATCCCAGCACCACCGAGTCCCCCGGTTTGATCGCGCGCGACAGCGCCATGATCAGTGCCACGATGCCGTCGATCTTGTTTTCTGCTCGCTCCTTGCGTGGGTAAATGTTGTCTTTGGCGTCCAGGTGGGCGACCACGTTGCTGACCATCCAGCCCAGCACCGGGTCGCCGTCGTGAACCAATTTCTTTTGAAGCACCAGGGCTTCAAGCGTCTTCATCGGTTCTGAGAAATTCAGTACCGTAGGACGCACTTCAATCATGGGCAACCCCTCACTCAACATTCGGGTCGAGAGTTGCGTCGCTTGAAACGGATCAAACGCGACGGCCTGCACCGCAAAGCGAGAGGACAGATCATTCAGATCTGCTTCGATCCAACTGAAATCAATCACATTGCCCGGCGTCACCGTTAGCCGTCCGGTGTGCATCCAACCGGGGTACTGACTGTTGCCGTTGGCGTTGACCGTGTCCTCCGGCAGGTAGTACTTTCCAAAAACTGCGAATGCGTCAGCAATCTCGGGATGGACAAAAACAATCACCAAAGCGGCTATGTCCGTCTTGCTGGCCAAGTCCAGACCCACCCAGCAGGGCTGACCCACAAAGGACTCGATGTCCAGGTCCTGATCAGCACACGCGTCCCAGGAGCGCATATCCATCCATGCGGTGTCGGCATTGACCCACTCGTTCAAGTGTTTGGTCTTGAAGTTATTCATCGCACTGGGCAACTGCATGGCCTTGGCCTGCAGCGGTCCCAGAATTTCCGGGCGCACCGAGATGCCCCAGTTGGGGTTGGCCTTCATAAGCGAGTCTTCGCTGGTCCAATCGTCCCCATCATCCAGGCCATAGACGATGCCAAACTGGCTGTCGTCCTCGAACACGCCATCGAGCAGCCGGGTCACAAAAGTGCGCACCTCGTAGCAAATACCTGAGCGGTTGCTACCTGCGGTAGTGATCACCCACAGAAGTGAGTTGTCTCGTTTACCGGTCCCGGTCTCCACCACGTCATAGACGGTGCGGGTTTTGTGGGCGTGCAATTCATCGATGCAGCCGAAGTGAATGTTCAGGCCATCAAGCGTCGAACCCTCTGCAGAGAGCGCTTCAAACTTCGATCCCGTCTGCAGCACGTTCATGTTGTGCGCACCGACATTGACAGAAAACCGGCTTCGAAATCCCTGTGACCTGCGCGCCATGGTCTGGGCATCACCAAAAACAATGCGCGCCTGATCACGGGTTGTGGCCAACGAGTAGACCTCCGCACCACCTTCGCCGTCGGCAGCCAGCATGTACAGCGCAAGCGCAGACGACAGGGTCGACTTGGCGTTGCCACGCGGCACTTCGATGTACGAACGCCGAAAGCGGCGGTTGCCGTCGGGCTTGACCCAGCCGAACACGGTGGTCAGGATGAATACCTGCCAAGGCTCCAACTTGATCGTCTCGCCTGCCAGCGGTCCTTTAACGTGGGGCAACCGCTCAATGAACGCGCACAGGTTGTCGGCGGGATGGAATACACGCCCGTCCTTGTCGGTTAGCTTTGGATTGAATTGGTACGGACTGGACTTGCCTTTAAACCTTGCCAGGTCGTTCAACTGTCGTTGGCATGCATGCTGGACCCATTTGCAGGTCAGGATCTCACCGGCAACGACTGCCTGCGCATACTGACGGGCAATAGCGACGTAATTTCCTTCTGCCATGAATCAGTCTCAGCCTGCAATATCGGCCCAGGGATCCAGATCAACCTGCGTATCTGTGGGCTGTGTGATGCGAGAGCGCGATGCTGGCGTAAAGCCCATTTCCACCGCTGCCTTGGTCATGATCTGGGCCTGCTTGTTGGCAATGGCGAGATATGGCGACTGCATCGGCACGCCGGTGTTCGGCGCTTTGATTAGCAGTCCAGTCTTGGTGATGCCAATTTGTGCCTTGCGGTACAGGTCAGCCGCGCAGGACCAAACCTCCAGCACCGACATATCGAGTTTGCGCAGCAAATGCTCTGGCGCACTTTCAATGGCGTAACGCCAAGCCTGCTTTGCACCGTCAGACATGTACTCTGGCGGCGCAACCAGATCACCGTGGGGCTGTGGCTCAAGCGGGTTGGACCTGCACTTTTGCAGGGTGCCCCTGAGCTTTTTAATCTCTGTGGGCAGTGGCTTTCTTCCGGCCATCAATATTCCGTTCTGGGGTAACCCCCCTAGGTTTCAATTTGCACGCGCAAAAATCTTGGCAGGCGCACGCATCTTTGGCCGCCGTCTGTAGAGATTGAGACCCCCCCGGGGGGGGTAGTCAGCCCCGACCTGCAGTCTCA